GTAGAAAAACCAGTTGATTCTTTAAAATTAAAGTTTCTTACTTTTATTGCTTTTATATCATTCCATTGAGAATTTGCATCAACTATATTTTCTTTTAATTTTGAATCTGAAGTTTGTCCGTAACTATTATTTTGATTTTTTACATCGCCATCTGGTTCAATTACCAATCTTAAAGTATTATTATCAGTTCTACATTGTAAGTAATCTGTTCCATCTGCACTTGTAGATTCATTTTTCAAAGTGCAATTAGATAAATTAGAATCTGTTGAAGCACTTCTGATTTCACCTCGAAAAATCACGCCATTTGCTGAAGTTTCAAGCTGTTTAACGTTGTCGTGGTATAGCTCTACTTGGGCATTTGATGAACAATGAATATACTTGTCACCATCTGTTTTTCTAATAGTTAAACTACCAGCATTGTCTATGATGTTATTTGTACTTGGATCATGATAAATTTGTAGGTCTAAACTTGCTCCAAATCTTGCTTTAAAATTATCAGTAATAGTTAAATTACCTGATACGATATCTACCCCTTCAGAACTTGTCTGAAACTTTTTACTGCCATCAAAATATAACTCTACTGCTCCATCATCAATAAATTTTGCTTTAGCTTCATTTCCAGCACTATTACCTATATCAATCACATTAGATTGTATAAATAAATTATGTGACGGGCTTTTTATAAAAGAAGCAGACCCACTGTGAAAAATTTGTAGGTCCTGGTCATTTCCTAGTTCTATTTTATTATTATCATCACCATATAAACTTCCATAAAACTGTACCCCACCGCCTTGAGTGTTAAATTTTAAACTGCCATTTACTTGAAGTAGTAATTGCCCAGTGCCACTTTCATTTATAATGCTATTTGATCCATCGTGAAAAATTTGTAAATCTCCATTAGCACTCGTACCACCTAGATGTAATTTCTTGTTATCTGCAAGATGAAACCCTCCATCACTTATAGCACCAATATGAGAATCAAAATTACCATTAGTAGCTGTTTTGTCAAAACTTATACAAGGTGAATTAAATATGTTATTAGTTACGCTGTGATAGTTTATTCGATAAGCGTGTCCTGGTGAAGAACCAGTAGACGTAAATCTAATACAAGTATTATTACCAACACCATTGAGGTCTAAACCATTATTATTACTAATATTAGTAACAGCTGCTCCATCACTTGTAGTCTGAAACTTTTTACTATTGTCGTGATAGAGTTCTACTGCTCCGTTTTCAACACCAGCCAAATAAATTTCACCAGAAGGTGCTCCTAATTGAAGTGCAGTCGAAGAGCGTATTAAAAGTTGTCCTCCTGTGTTAAGTACAAAAGAGTTTGATCCATCGTGATAAATTTCTAGGTCTGTACCAGCACCAAATCTTAATTTTCCATCTTGCGATCCTGTGTGGTCTGGAAGTGTAATATGACCATTAGCAACTGTCCCACCAGAGATTGTCACACCAGAACTTGTAGTCTCAAACTTTTTACTATTGTCGTGATAGAGTTCTACTGCTCCGTTTTCAACAGCTTTTAACATATCTTCAGTACCAGCACCATTGAAAGCTGCAAACCGAGGAGTTCTTACATTTAAATTATGACTTGGACTATGTATTCTAGAAGTTGAACCATCGTGAAAAATTTCTAGGTCATCACCAGTTCCAAATATAGCTTTACCATTATCAGCAAAAGTAAGATTTCCAGTTACGCCACAGCCTATTGAAGTTGTTTGGAACTTTTTACTGTTGTCGAAATATAACTCTACGCTTCCACCAGTTGTAAACTTGGCTTTATCTTGATTACTTGCACCTCTTATAAATAAAGTACTATCACCTCTAATAAAAATATTACCTGTGCCAGTATCATCTATATAAGAATTAGATCCATCGTGATAAATTTGTAGGTCTGATCCTGCACCTAAAAGAATACGATCACTAGATGCACCACTACTATCTCCTAAAATTAAATTACCAGATGAAATAGTAATTCCATTACTATCAGTATTAGCAATCTCAGTTGAATTAGAAACAAATCCTATACTGCCTGAACCTTTTTTATATAGGCCAGTGTCATCATCGTTAGTGAACGTTATGGATGGGGCACCAACTGCTCCGTCAGGAAATGTTCCTCCAGCGTTTAAATAATCAGCTGTTGCATAAATTATTCCAAAAAATGAATGACCTCCGGTTGGAGCAGAACTAAATACTATATTTGTTCCTGTCAGTGTAAAACCTGAATTACCTGTAGGGTCAGGTTCTTGAATGACACCATTAACAGAAATTAGACATTGTTGTGGAGTTTTTGGAAATGGAACGGGGGCTGATCCAGCTACCTGTAGAGCAAAGGTTTTAGCACTACCATTAAAGCCACTACTAATATCATCTATTAACCTGTAGTCATCGGCAGACCTGATATTATTTCCAATATATGGCATAACTAATTAGCTAGAAGCTTACTAAATACTGTATTTATTTTACTTTTAGTAATTTTTTGATTCTTAAGTATTTGGTCCTTTACTTGATGGTTTAGTAGGCCAAATAACTTCCTTAGCCGGTTTATCTTTATATTTCTGTGGTAAATCTCTTAAATTTTGTCTATATGCCGACCATTGAGCTTGATCTACCGAAGCTCCTGGAAGAACAGTCCAGTCTGTTGATTTTAATAAATAATCACGTTTTTTTCTAATATTTTGCCAATTATTATTTTCTAGACCTAAAACAGTATCTTCTCTTATTTTTTCGGTTAATAGACTAACTTCGTATTTTAATTTTCTAAAATCGGTTAGTAAACTCTCTAAGTCACTATTCTGTGTTAATCCCATTTTATGTTTGTTCTAAATAGCTAATCGCAACATCACATGAATTTGAAGTGTCAGTTCTAACTCTTAACACATCATTAGATTCCATAATTATTTTTGAACCACTTATAATTTCTAAAGAAGATCCGGCAGGAATTGGTGCGTTACGAAGAAGAAATACATCATCACCTGATGAAGTTACTAAGAAGACATCAGCATCAGTACTGGCTCCTGTTTTATTCGAAACTAAAATACTTAGTAACACTAATGTAGCAGATCCTCCCGCTGTCAAGACATTTGCATTCGCACTTGTATGAGCATCAGTAACAACACTTGATTTTGTGTCAATTTTAAAGGTGTTTGCCATATTAACCTAAAGCGAGTATTAAAGCGAGTTGATCAGAGAAGTCGGTATTATCTGCAGTTAATGTTCCACTTACAGTGACATTACCTGGAATTGTTACTGCTCCATTAGAATCTATTGTAAGACGTGCAACTCCTGCGGTGGCAAGAGCTAAACTGCCAGTTGATGGACTGATTAAACCTGTTCCTACATCATTGGCAAATTTTATTGCACAGTTAGATGGGCTACCTGTTGGTAAAGCAGAGTTTAATCCATCTGCTCTTAACAGAGGAAATCCTCCTGCTGATACTGCGTCATGTACAACAACAGTTTTTAAAGAGGTGTCAACAGTAACTTCACCATCAGCTCCTCTAAAAAGTTGGTGCTCTGCGGTAGTTCCTCTTCTAAATTGGACTTGAGTGCTCATAATACTATCCTAAAGCCACTGCTATTGCAGTAGCAAAACTTTCAGTAGCTATAGTTGAATCTACAGCAACTGATACTTGGTTCCCTGTAGCACTTGTATTAATTCCTGTCCCACCGGATATTTGTAATTGTTCTGAATCTAAATCAATAGCAATTGAACCAGAGTCTGTTGTAATATCTAAATCTTGAGCAGTAACCTGAGAATCTACATAAGCTTTTATTGATTGTTGAGATGCAACTTTTGTGGCTGAGTTACTAGCCATATTATCTTCGTCTAAGAAAGCACTACCACTTAATCCGGTATTTAATACAGGACTAGTTAAAGTCTTATTAGTCAGAGTTTGAGAACCGGTAAGAGTTGTAACAGTTGAGTTGATAGCAAAGGTAGCTGTGTTACCTGAACCACTTGTATCTATTCCTGTTCCTCCAGCAAGTATTAATGGCTCTGAATCTAGATCAACATCAAAATTACCAGAATCTGTTTGTACGTCTAAATCTTCAGCAGTAATTTGAGCCTGTACATATGCCTGAGTAGCAATAGTTCCATTAGCATCAGGAATAGTTAATGTTCTAGTGGTACTACCAGATATTCCTGAACATTCAAACGCCAATTGTTTTGTATTATCACTGTTGTCACGAACTCTAAACCCGCTGTCATCAGTAATAATTGCTGTTGAAGTTATTGAAGATAACCCTGCAATCGTAGTAGCACTACTTCCAAGAGCTATACCTGTGCTTCCTACGGTGATAGAACTATTTGCTAATTGTGAATTAGGTATTGAGTTAGTTCCAAACTCGCCTGTGCCTGAATTATAAGTTAATCCTGAGCCACTAGCGACACTTAAAGAATTTAAAAGAGCTACTGTACCTGTAGAGTTGGGAAATGTAATCGTTCTGTCAGCTGTAGCATTAATGGCCGTCAAAGTTGTCTCATGTGCATCAGCACCACTACCCTCAAAAATTATATTTCCACTTCCTAAAGTTATAGAATTTGCTGCATCAGCAGAACCAGAAATTATAGTAGTACCAACTATAGTGGTTCCAATTAAATTTGTTGAAGTTAACGAGGATAAACCAGTAAAAGTTGTTACTGTTCCACCTAAACTTATTGAAGTAGATCCGATAGTCAGAGATGAATTAGCTAAATTATTATTTGCAATAGAGGATGCTGTTGAAAGTAAAGTACCAGTCTCATTAGGTAAGGTCAGAGTTTTATCTGAACCTGTAGCATCGGCAGCTGTCAATATTAATTCATTTGCATCAGCTGTTGATCCTTCAAATGTAATATTTCCTCCGGCGATCGCAATAGAATTTGCAGCGTTAGCTACACCTGAAATTAAAGTTGTGGAAGCTAAAGAAGTTAATCCTGTAAAAGTTCCTTGAGTAGCTCCAAGAGTAATACTTGTACTTCCAATAGTTACTGTTGAATTAGCTAATTGTCCATTTGGTATTGCAGATGTCCCAAATTCTCCTGTTCCTGAGTTATAAGTTAATCCAGATCCACCCGCAACGCTAAGATGTGCTCTTGCCTCAGAAGCAGATGGTCCTGTGTATGTTATGACCCCTGTGGAGTTATTATATGCAAGACTTCCGTCACCTCCACTATCTGTTATGGAGATAGCTCCTCTTGATCGGGCATTAGTAAAATACTGATTGGTTCCTTCACTTAAATCCGTTGTACTATTTCCAGCAAAATCCAACTTATCAGAAGAAGAATTTAACTCCTGAAATAAACCAGAAACTAATACAAGTGGTTTTCTTGTTGCCATCTTACATTTTTATTAGTTCAATAAATTAAATAATGAACTAGATACGTATACTTATTTTACTGCCCCTAAAGTTATCAACTTAACAAGATTTCTGGTTCTACTTTTATAATAAATTGTGCAGAAGTGCCTGCCTCACCTACAGGAACTACAAAATGTCCAGAACTTGTAGATGGAGTTTCTGTTATTGCACCTGCACTTAAGTGGGATAAAAAATAAATATTTCCAGCATTTAATCCTGATGTTGCAATTAACCCTCTAACCATAGCTCTAACAGTTGATCCAGTAGAAGCCGTTGTTTCAGCAAAACCTGCAACATGTGCCTTCTCTCTAGTATCATTTGCAATAGCTTTTCCTAATTTTCCATCGCTATTTCGACAAAATAAAGCATCTCCTTGTGTAACATTCTCAAAAACCTCTGCTTTATAACCTACAACTTTAGTAACAATAGGTTTTTCTCCAATTGTAAGTCTAAAATCGTCTAATGATCCAACAAAACCTACATAATTAGAGGGATATGGCTGATTATTATTTACTATATTTGTACTCATTATGCTAACAATATAGGAGGTTCAGGTTGAATAGAAAACTCTGTAGTTGATACACTTTCTCCTACACGTACAACTGCTTGACCAGAGCTAGAAGGTGCGGTTGTAGTAATTGCACCTGCTGTAGATGGAGATAAAAAATGTAAATCACCTGCATTTAATCCACTCATGGTTTTCAAACCTATAACTATTACTTTTACAGTGGAGTTAATACTAACATTTTCACGAGCAAACCCAACAACAGTAGCATTCTCTAAGGTACCATCAGATGCACTGGCTTTACCTACTTTTCCATCGGAAGTTCTTATAAATAAAGCATCATTTTCTGATAATGCTTCAAAAGATGTTGCATCAAAACCTACTTGTAAAGGTGCAAAAGTTGGAAAGCCTTCTTTTAAGTCAATAATTGCATCTGTAAGTCCTCTTAAGTTAGGTTCGTACGGTGAACGAGTCATTGTGAAGGCGTTACCAGTCATAATATCAACTAGTACTGCTATTGCTCCTTCTATATTTGGTTCGTATCCTGTTGCCATAAGAAACTCATACTATTTAATATTTTAATTTGTAAACTCCTATAGAATAGAGATAGGGAGGAATTTTACCGTGGAACCACAACTAATTGCTGCAATCATATCAGGTAGTATTGGAGCCTTTGCTGGTATTACCAGAGCTTTAGGAAATTTTAATAAAAAATTAGATAAAAGATTTGAAAATATAGAAACTAATGTTGATAGACTTAGAAATGAAGTAATACATGATTACGTTTTGAAAGAAGATTTTTTAAGAGAAATGCAGGCTGTTCACACAAAGTTGGACAGAATATTAGATCATTTACTTAGTAAGTAATTAAACATTAATCCAAGAATTACTAGATTGAACATACATTATTAATTGATTTGCATTAGTATCATAATGTAATTGACCGTTTACGGCATTAGCTGGTTGTCCGGAACCAATAGATACTACAGCCTTTACAGTTTGCCATGCAGCGCCGTCGTAAACTTCAAAGATTTGCGTACTAGAAGTATTTAACCAAGTCTCACCTTTACTAAAACTTGTAAATCCTGCAGCTGAAGTATTTGGTAAAGTAGTTCCTACATGAACAGGTCCAACTTTTATTAGTCCTGTATTTGGTGAAGCCGTATTATCAGCAAAAAATAAACCTGGTGATCCAGAATTATTATTTAGAGCAAGTTCTCCTTCACCTAATCTAATAGGAAAAGGTCTATCATTTAAAGTACTTGATCTTCGAGTTTGGATTTGTACAGCCATAATTAACTATTAATATATAGTCCACCATCTACAACTGTATCTTGTGCAGTCTCAGGACTAAACGTACCTGCATCTAAATTACTGGTACTACTAGCAGATTCTACTTTCTCACCATTAATATATTCTCCTGCTTGCAAAAAACCAGTCTCAAATGATTCAACAAATTCTCCTAATGGTCTATTAACAATACCAAACTTTACATCATCTAATGTTGTTGGTGATTTATTAAATAATTTATTTACCATAGCAATTAATCTGTTAGTTATATTTAAAGGATTACCTGATCTGCTTAAATTACCATTCTCATCCCTTTTAATACTGTCAGTAAGGTTCATGGCAATTACTGAAGGATCAAAATTGGCAATATTCTGAGGTAAATTAAAATTACCAATGACATTTTTATTACCTTCCCATTTTGTAGTACGATTATATAAAGCAAAAACTTCTGCAGATTCTTTAAGTTTTTGTTGTTCTTTAGCCCAAACTTTTTCCCAATGTTTTAAACCTCGACCAATAGGTTTATCATTAGGTTCTAAAAGCCAAGCATTTACATATTCATGTTTTTTTAAATTCTCTACAGTAACATAACCACTAGTATTTAACTCAAATGGATAAACAACAGTAAATTGATTTGGATTAGGAACATTTGTAATTGTGTATTCCCCAGAGATTGCATTCCCACTTGTAAAAGTTAATTGAATTTTTGTATTTTTTTCTAAACCATGATTCTCAAAGTCAACAGTTATATTTATATCAGTTATTGAATATTTAGCTGCTAACTTTAATGGTTCATTACCTTCATCATGTACTAAAGACCACATAGCTGCGTAAATATGTTTACACCAACGAAGTTGATGATATTGCAAATTTTGAAAAGAATCTTGTCTTTTATCTTCGTATTCCGGTAATTGATAAAAATTATTTATTGTAACGTAACCAAGATCTCTAAATACACCTGGATCATCTCGTCTATCACTTAATGTTCCATCATTCTCAATAACATTTCCTGGTTTTACATCTCTTATTGAAGTTATTGGAAATCTTCTATTATTTAAATTACTAAATAAATCATAACTATCACGTCTAGAAAAGTCCTGACAAGAACAATTCCACCGAAGTTCTGTAGATAAAAATCTACCTACGGCAAATCCTCTATGAGCTGGAACAGTTGTTTTAGCAATTGTATCCACAGTTTTTGCTCCATAACTATCTTTTTTTTCAAAAATTATTTCATTTGTAGAAGTATCAGAACCAGTAACGGTATAACCTACATAATCGTCGTATCTGAATCCTTTTATTAAACGGAATAAAGTTAGATTACCTGAAGTTGTACCTGTGGTAAGTGTTCTAACTGTAAATTGCGTTGAGCTTAAGACTGTAATTGTATATCTACCTGAAGGGACATTGCCAGTAGAGACATCTAAAAATACTTTATTATCACTTGAAAGACCATGATTAGAACTACAAGTTACTGTCACTGTTGATCCTGATCTTGTATATGTAGATGTAACACCAGGATCTCTTTCTATAATTCTATCTGTCATTCTTTCTTCACTTAGAAAACCCACTTCAGTTGGTAAACTCTGTAACTTTACTCTTACAAACTTCCATCTAGTATCATTAAATTCTGTTGAATTATGGTACGTTACATTACCAGCGGTGTTTAGAGATCCATTAGCCGTTACAGTAAATGTATTCTGAGTTTTACTATCGATTGTTAAAGTTGCGTCAACTGCACTACCAGTAGAAAAATCAAGGAATACATTATCCCCTGGAAACAAACCGTGGTCTGATTTTGTTATTGTTATTGATGTTCCACTTTGACTGTACGTTGCGCTAACCGCATCTGCTAAGTATCTAACAGCTAAAATTGGTAATCCAAATTCATAAAAACTAAACCCATCAGTATCACGCATCCCAACAATATGTTCTCCTAATTCCTGATTAGTTGATGGAAATGTAAATATACGTGCAGGTATAAAAACACCTGGAAATTGTTGAAAAGTAAAGAATAGGCGATAATCTCCTCTTACATCTCGTTCCTTGAATTTTGAACCTAATAAATTTTGAATAACTGTATATAATTCATAACCTCTCCGCCATCTTGTCCATAAGGAATCTTTATTATAAAAATTAATTTCACTCTCTAACGGTCTTCCATCCGATCCTGTATTTACACTTGGTATCTTTGGGCTATTATCAAAAGATCTAAATTCGTTTTTAAAATTAAATTTTGATGCTTTATCAAATCCGTTAACATCAAAAGGCATTTTTCTTAATAGAAACCACCTTGAACATTACAGAAAAAACCATTAGTCAAAGCAACAGAACCACTCGCAGCTACAAATAAAGCTTGTCCTCTTTTTAACATTAAACCTCGTTGCTTTGGTGCTATTTCATTATTTGCACTACCAAAATTACTTCCAGCTTGAACAGTTGGATGATTTATTAAAGGTAAAGTCTCTTTTAAAGTCGTACTTAAAATTTGATTTTCTGCAACTTGAGGAATGCTCTGTACAAATAATGGAAAAAATTGATTTATATTTGTAACTGTTCCGGTATTAACCAAATAAAAACAAAAATCTATAGGAAGAGAAAGAGTAGAAGTTCCGGTAATAGTTCCACTCGGTATATTTGGAATAGTTATATCAAAAGTTGTAGAAGTAAAATTCACTGTGTCTGCAACAGTAAAAGTATCATCTTTTGGGACGCTTCCTGTGTTGTAACCAGAAAAATCAACAAATAACTTTTGACCTATTTCTAAATTATGTAGAACCCCACCAGGCATTGTTATTGTGCAAGTTGTTCCGGTTGCTGAAAAAGTAGAAGTTTGTGCTGCAATAGCATCCATTTTTTGAACAACTCTTTTAGTATAGGTAAACCATATTTCATCAATATATGCTCCACTAATAGCAGTATCTGTTAAGGCTGAATCAACATCAAATACTTTAGTGGCATTACCAACAGCTGTAGGAATCAAACTTGTTAAAAAAGATTGACCTGACGCAACTGTACATAATGTAGAAGTCGTCGCCGGACGATCTACCATCAATGGTTGTTTGTTTGAACTACTACTTGACACTTTTTCTTACGAGGGAGTTAGGTTAATTATAAAGCAAGGTTTTTTATTATTTTTTATCTTTTTTTTCCATACGCTTTCTTGCCTTAGTCACAGCTTCTTTACGCTGTTCTTTATCCATTTTACCTTTTTCTTTCTCATCAGATTTTTCATCTTTTCCACCTTTTTCAGCATTTTTTTTCTTAAAATACTCTAATAATTGTGGTGGCATTTTACCTTTTTTTTCAGCCATTAGTAAATAGTCTCCTGTTCGGAAGTAAATGGTGCAGACCTTAAAGCTCTGCTTGTACGATAAAGACCAAGATCCGAACCCCTAATAGTCTTAGTTGGAACATCTCCTGCCATAGCACCGAAGATATCGATGTCTCCTGCCATTCTAGTACGCCCTTGACTTTGAGCAAATACATTTCTTTGTCTAGGATCTCTAATAATATCTTTATCTCTATTTATTCCTAACGTATATCCAAGATTAGTTCTTGGTTTTATTTTATCGACAGGAACTTCAATCATTTATAAAGCTGCTAAATGAAAATCTACTGTAGGTGAACCACCATTTTTACTTACAAAATTACCTCTTACAAATTTTACTGGTATTCCGTTAACATGATAAGCATGTGAACCATTACTTGTTATTGTTTTATCAGCAATTATTGGAGCATAATTTGTGCCATCAATACTTCCCTCAAGTCTTACAACAACGTTAGTTCCAATACTTGCAACAACGGCAATCAGTGTATAACTTTTGGTAGCAAAAAAATTATTCTGAGTAACAGCTAATGCTGTACCAGTTCCAACTCCAGAGAGTTGAGTATCAAGTAAAAATATAGTGTCTTGTTGATAGGTTACAGCCATTACTAAGTACTTCTTTTTTTATTACAATAACAGGAGCAAATGTGCCTATCTATGATTTGTTTCTAGGAATAGACGTGTCCCTACAGCTACATCAGCAGGTCCAGGTAGTGCTTGTATAAATTCAGCACCCTCTCTATTAAATCTATATCTAGCTTGTTCTGGGTTTCGATAGTTAGGAACATAAAGATGCATTGCTAGTCTATCGGTTTCATAAATATAAATCTCAGTCCAAGTCTTAAGAGTTTCTCTAAAATCAGAAGTAGCAACTGTTCTATCTACGTCACCAGCAATACTTTCTATTCTATTTCTTGGTAGGAAATCATTATTTATACTACCTGTCATATCAGTTCGTTTCTCTGCTTCATCACATCTACCAACTTGTTCTACAATCTTACTTACCCAAAAAGAATCCTGCACATTATTAACTGCTTCCTCAAGCCTAGCTTGATCACCAGCGGGTATAGAAGTTAAATTATAACCTAAGTGCCAACGCACTTTGGACTGTATAAACGTATCGAGCTTCATTCAAATAAACTAACAATAGGCTTACTATTAGTCTACTCTTACTAAGTCTGCCTTAAATATTTCATCCCAATCAACTCTTTTTATTGACTGAAGTTGATCTAATCTTGTATATCTTTCCCCAGATAAAGTAGTTTGAAAATCTTTTATATCTCTAGCTGTTTTTAAACCTACGCCTGGCAGGGCATCTGCTATCTGTCTAGCACTAGCATTATTAATATTTATTCTTCTATCTATAGGGAAAGTTTCTTTTGTTGTAGGTTTAGCAGGTTTTACTCCATCAGCTTTTAATTCTTGAGTAAATTTCTCTTCATTTTTAATTTTTTCTGTTGTTGCATCAAGGTGCGGAACTAACATATTTTCTTCAATGTAAAGAACTTCCTCATTAGCATCAACACACATAAAAACACCTTCATCATGTTGGCTTATTTTTTCTACAAGTCCACCTGTCAATTTGTACTGATATAACATAGATTAATTAGATCTCTTTGAATAGCTTAACTCATTAAACTTTCGTTGCCAATAAAAAAGCGAGCCATTAAGACTCGCCTCTTTATATAATTTAAGAATATAAATTATGAATCTGTACCGCCTACTTGTGAAGCAAAATCAACGAATCCTTGGACATCGTTGAAGCTTACACCAGCAGCTGGACGTAGGTAATTAACGCGGCATAGAATGTATGCTGCTTTACCTGCGGTATGGTCATCATCAGAGATAAATAAACCATCACCATTTACAGATGTTGAAGTCACAGCATTAACATTATAAATTTTAAATGTTGTGTTTGCTGTCACCTTGAACATCATTGAGTTTGCAGCATCCTGATCATCTATTCCAGCTGTAGTTACAGTTGTCCAGAATGGAAGCTTTGCAACAGAAACGTTTGAAGTTCCTTGAGCAATAGTTGTACCACTAAATGTCAAAGTACTTGTAGCTGCTGCTAAACCGTTTGCCTGAGTAGCTGGTACACCAAAAGGAGAACCGCCATTGTCAGGACCTAGTAAAATTACTTCAGTATTAGTACCACCAATATCTGCTGTCACTGGGGAAGCAGGGAAAGATGGAAGACCACCTGCTGGAATATCATTACCAATAGCTATAGAAGCTTGGTAGATGTAAGCAGGTCTATCTGAACTAGCATTTACTACTAGGCTGCTACGATCATTACGTACACGATCATCAGGACGACGATCGGGAGAAGGGATTGTTATGTTGAAACTCTTATGGTTTGCCTTAGTTCCTGATTTATTAGAAATCTTATGAAAACCAATAAGTTCGAATGCTTCAACTCCAGGCCAACCTTTAGTTCCTTCATGGTTGAAAGAAGATAAACGATTGATCTGATTTCCAGGTTCTATGATTGCACCTGAATCACTTTTGTAAGTTGCCATTATTTAAATCCTCCCTTATTCAGTAATTGTGAAGGCTGTTGTAATGAAGTCCTTATTCAAGTTTGCAAAGCCAGCATATAGCTGCCAAATCAGAATGATAAATCTGGAAAAATCATCATTGTTATTGATTAAAACTTGAGCATTTGGACCACCAATACCAACACCAATTGACTGAGGACCAAAGAATAGTCCAGCAGGAGTTGTTCTTGAGGAAGCTCCGTTACCATCACCAATATCGACCGTAATTGTTTTTGATGGGAAGTTTGTAGATTCGAAGAATCTTACACCTTCAAATACGAATCCAGATGGCATAACTGGCTCACCTGCAACAAATTGTGCCTGACCATACTGTCCACCTTGGTAGATTGCTTGGTTAGGAGCACCTGCTTGCATTAATGGGTTGCCTTGACCCATTCCTGGGTATCTTGCAACTTCTCTGAATCCTTGATCTGCACGTAGATCTTTCATGAATGAAGGATCAGCTATACAACGATAGTAACCATCGCCGAATACTGGTACGTGTCTCTTTCTTAAGCTCTTAACTACTTCTAGTAGGTCTGTCTTAACGTTGAACTTGAAACGCTCTGATGCGTACTCTGTAGCAGTATATGCATTAAGAGTAGTAGAGTTTGACTTAGTTTTTGTGTTTGGATAGTAGTAACCACCTTGTGTGTCAGAAGACTGACCACGAGCTTCAGATTTGAATAGCTCATCAAGGAATACTCTATCTCTCCATCTTCTATAGTCATCCAACAGTGTAAGCGAACCAATTGACTGATGGAACATATTTAAGTTTCCAGTGTCAAGAAGCAGACGCTGAGCTGTCATTAGGGTTTCTCTAGCAATTTTGAATGTGCTAGGTAGATTTGAGTTGTTAGGGTCAGCAGGACCTGTATATTCCCTAAGAGATACAAGTACTTTGTCCTTTACGATAGATCTGCTATTTGCTGTGCCAATTGTCTGGTCCTGAGTCCTCTCTCTTGAAGTCTTAGTTCCAGGATTGCCAAAGAATCTGTAGCGATCTAACTGAACGGTCTGACCTGGCTGCTTGGTGAAGTCATGTACAACCACTGGCTCTGTTGCCATTTCTACGATATACGCAGGATGTGGTCTATATAACTCGGCACCCAGCAGCTTCGGAAAATCGTTATCTATAAACATTTTAGAATTTCAGCTAGGTTTGCTGATTGCGAACACTAAATTGTGCTCATTTTTGAAACTGGAAAATAAATTCCATTATTAGAATTATAAATTAACTTAATATTGTACTTATATAAGCTTTCTCTAAAAATTTATCTTAATTATGCGTATCCGTTTAACTGATTTGTTACTGTATATTCAGTTGGAGGGACAGTGCCAATACGTCCATAAGGATTAATTAATCCATCAGCTGGTTGCATCGTAGCTTGAGAAGCTTCTTCAGCTGCTCTCATTGCATCAAACTCAGCTGCAAATTTTTGAAAATCTTTTGCTTTTTTTGTTGCTTTTTTAGCTTTATTGGAATCCATTTACTTTTTACCTTTTCTTGATTCTAAAGGAGGCTGACCTATGGGTAACTGCATAGTTCCGGCTAAAGGCATATTTTGACCATATATTAATTGTTCATTAGCAGCTATCTGTTGTTGTGTTATCTGTGCATTCATTACGTTCCTAGGCATCAACATAGCGTTAGCAGGTAAAGGTGAACCTGGAAGATTTAATTTTAAATAAGATGCATCTAAATCAGAGGGCATAGCTGCTGATCCTGAGACTCTTGTATCTCCCTGTTCCATTCGTCGGTTCGCATATTCATCTCTATTGCCAGCAAATACCTGCTCACGAAGATCAGATCCTCCAAAACCTATAAGGCTTGGTGATCCTATTAATCCTCCTGCTGTTCCAATCGTATTTAAAAATTGATCAGCTTTTTGTGATGTGCTTGGTTTTTTCTTCTTCATTTTAAAAAAGTAAGGGGTGAATTATCACCCCCTGTTGTTTTTCTTAGGAATCCATTACTAAGAGCTTCTGACGGAAGATCTCAGGATTCTGTTGTGCTGCATTTAGATATTTCCATGCGTTCTGTGGGTCACGGTCTGCCGCAGTTCCGAAATCATTCCAAAAGTCTCCTGCATTTCTAGGAGCTTGTGGCTGTGGAGGAACAGGCATTTCAGGACGTGAAGGAGCCTGAGCTTGAGGCTGACCTGCTAAAGGTCTTTGCTGTACACCCTGATTAGCATAACCTGCTTGCTCTTCTTCTACTGGATAAGGACCATTAGGACCGAAGAACTCACATGTGTAATCTGCTAATACATCAGGATCAGTAAGAATTTGCTCATAAGCTTTATGCTCAGTAGACATCTCCTGAAGAAGATTAACAGCTTCCTGTAAGTTAGCGTTTGATTGAATTAATGAATCTTCTAGCTGTACTGCATAGTTATTTAAAACTGCCGGAGCATCAGCACCAAAATGATTAATTACTTCAAGACTTGCCTCGCTTACCCCGTTTGCCATTAGCTGCTCGTTGGTTATCTCCTGAGAAGTTGGGGAATAACTGTTGGAGTATGCCTGGTTGTTGTTGGTCGAAGGCGTATAAGTCGGCGCTACCGCGTTGCTGTATTGGGTTGGTGTTTGGGAAGCGTAATTGGTTTGGTCGATTGGTTGATTCTGAATCGACTGTTGACCCTGGAACGGGAATTGAACTGGTGAACTCAGGAGTCCTACCACCCTGTTGAATGCGTCCTTGTATGGGTTCTCCGCTTGTGGAGCCGCCTGTTGTGGCTGGGGGCTGTACTGAGTAGGGTTGTATCCGTTGTTGATCCCCATCTGCGCTTGCACTTGTGGTGCTGGTGCCGCCACTGGTTGGGATGGAGCCACCCATTGGGAATTCGTTGAAACGGCCGGTGCCTGCGCCGCTGTCTGAGCCACGTAGCTGGTCGGCTGGGTCTGGGATACTTGGGGTGCCGATTGGGTCGGCGCTGCGGTATCGGCCTGCATAGGTTACCTCTTTTTGTAAACTTTCTAATGTTCGATATAAGAATGGAGTTAAATCCAATCTGGGATCTGCAGCCATCGGTAAATTCGGTTGCTGCGGATGTGGTGTTCGCATCTCTTGATTTATTAAATCAATAAATTGCGAATATGCCCTCTGTACTTCTCCAACCATCCGGAAGGGAAAACCAGAGAGCATTGCGGCAATCTCATCGTCCGTTTTAGATGGGAATAAATACTTCAGTGCTTCTATGCTATCAACGCCTAATTCTTGAAGATTTCGAGTAAAGATGGATTGATTAAGTTTGTCCTGAGCAGTGTCCTCATAAACAGGTCCCATCCATCTCCATAAAACAGTTCTATCTCCATCAGGTATCAAGCCTAAAACCCCGTCAGGGATTTCTTTTTTCTCTATTGCTTCATCAACAGCAGCTTGTAATTTTTGTTCATACTTTGCCTTCTGTTTCTCATACTTTTCAAGTGCTTTTGGATCTTCGATATTTTCTGGTAAAACAGGATATTTTATTCCTGAAGCAAAAGCCAAGGATTTTCTAAAAATTTGTTCTTCTTGAAAAATTATTAGTTCGAAACATTTACATATTCCGTATTGATAAATTTGTAAACATTTCTTTTTAGCTGTTGCACTCACTCGACCATAAGCAGATTTAATTTCTGTAGCGGTTACATTAGTAATACTTAAATCATCTATACCACCTAAAGCTAATCTAATTTCACTTCTCAATTGCTCAGAGAATCTAGCTTGATCAGAACTTACAGCATTAGGTGTAATAAATCCAACACGGTCTGAAGGCTCTAAATTAGCAATAACTCTAGGAACTCTCATTCCACTTCCTGGCCTACCTGTATATCCAGGTTGCTGTCTTGTTATAGGATCTTGTTTGTAAGTAGAGCTAAATAAATTAACATCAGATTGAAATCCTGATTGACTTGAGATACTAGGACGTTGAGCTGTTTCACTGTCACTTTCGACAATATCTTGTTTAGGTCTAGATGATAGTAAAGTTGGATTTCCAAAGAATGATAAATTAGCCCTAATATTCTTTACCATTTCATCGTGAGCTAGTATTTGATTGGCTAAGAAATCAAATTCACCTGAACCATCAGTTCCAAATGCATCAGGATTATTAAATACCTCAACACATGGAATAAACTCCATAGAATTTTCTACTATTTTTTTATCAAAAGCGGCAAAATTTGTATTATCTTGTTCAAAAGTTATTTCTTGTTCAGTATGTATCTCTTCTATTTCTTGAGCTGTAATTTTTAATCTCATATATCTTTTATCTGTATTTAAACCAACTCCTGCGAAACCTTTAGAAGATTTAACTTTATAGGGATAAATAATAATAACTTCTTGTAGATCTCCTTCGGGTGTGTAATATGTTCTATATGCGTCTTTGTTAAACCAATAAATTCTATATGATTTTTCTGTAGGTCTTATATAAAAAAGTCCTTTTCCATATGCTAAAAATCTATCCCATATTGCATCAAGTCTTGCATCAAGCTGATTAAATTTTATTACCTGTTGAATAAAATCAAATCGTTGAGTACCTAAATTATCTTGTTGAGGATAGAACTCAACTCCCTGTCTAATCCCAAACATTTTCATTTGAGATAAATGAGAGCTTAACAGCATAGTATCTGCTGAACCCTGCCCATCTCTATTTATGACCGATTTGATCATATCGTCTAAGGCAGTTTTGCTATTACTTTCACTCATTAGATTAGAAATTTAGACTATTGATCAATGTCATATCCTGCATGTAATCTT